TATCTCGTCCACGTTCTGACCGGTCAGCCTGCTCAGTTGTAGCAGGTTCTTGACGTACCCTCGTGTGCCGTTGATCAGTTCGGCCTGGGTCATCTGTTGCTGTCTTCCCCTGGCTCGCTCTATCTCCAGGAAGGTGTTCATGTATTCCGCGGTCTCCTGGAAGTTAAGACCGAACTGGTTGAATTCTTTCATTGTGAGATCCCTCACACTGCTGGCGAACGCCGCCACACTCGCGGTGCTACTGTTCACTGTACCGAACAGCGATGAGAACGTCCTGCTGTTGCCCTGTATAAGGTCAACGAAATCCAGTATCGGCATCCTGGCATCTCCTGCCGCACGCCTCAGGTCTATCACACTCTTACCAAAGTCCGCGCCCGACATGGCCAGTGTTTTGTAGATTCCGGCATTGAAGTCTCCTACCTCTGCCAGGAACTTGCCGCCCTTGCCTATATAACCACTGAATTCGGTCATGGCATCCTTCATGCCGTTGATCCTGGTCTCCCCATCGGCGAACTTGAGTGCGGTCTTTCCCACTCCCTTGGCCAACCCCAATATCTCCTTGGAGGCTATGTTCACTATCTTGCCTAGTTTGGTATTCGAGATTGCTAGTTCCTCGGTGGTGTCTATCTGCTGTTCGATGGCCGCTAGCTGGAAACTGTTTAGTTTCTTTCTCTTCTCCTCTGTGTCGATCTGCGACTTGAGTAGTTTGGAGTACTCCTGCACCAGTTTATTTCGTCGCTTGGTGTCCTTCTCGTCCTTGATTATAGTCAGGATCGAGCTATCCAGAGTCCTTTTGTACTTGCTGGTGGTCTTGGTAAGTTCTTCAAACTTACGGTTCAGAGCATCTAGTTCATCGGCCATACTGTTTTAAATCACGGTTTTATGCGCATATAAATATTGACACATTGTTTAATATAATGTATATTTATAGAATTAAAAAATGACAGATCAAGCAAACCCATTAAGTCGCTACTACAGACAGCCCAAGATCTATATAAGTCTGCCCAGTGGTGGCAGATACTACGATGCGGCGACCTTTACACCGACACAGACCGGCGAGATCCCGGTGATGCCTATGACAGCCAAAGACGAGCTGGCATTCAAGACGCCAGACGCCATGATGAACGGACAGGCCACCGTGGACGTTATACAGAGCTGTTGTCCCAACATCAAGGATGCCTGGCAGTTAGTGAGTTACGACATCGACACCATACTGCTGGCCTTGAGGATCGCCACCTACGGTGAAACCATGGACATAAACATCACGGTCCCGGTAACCAACGAGAAGTTGACACAGACCATAAACCTGCCTGCACAGTTGGAGGCCATAGGCAAGCTCAACATCAAGGACGAGGTCACAACAGAGATAGGACTCAAACTCCACATCAGTCCGCTGAGGTACAAGAAGCTGACCGACATACAGTTGGCCAGTTACGAACAACAGAAGATATATGCCACGGTCAGCAACAGCGCACTGACAGAGGCACAGAAGAGCGAACAGTTCACTAAAAGTTTCCAGAAGATGAACGACATCAATTTCGACCTGTTGGTGGATAGCATATCGGAGATACACACCCCGGATGGACAGAGCGTCAAAGACGCCGCACAGATACAGAATTTCATAAACAACTGTGATGCCAAAATCGTGAATGACATACAAGACAAGTTAGGAGAGATACGGATGCAAGGACAGGTCAAACCATTCATGATGAAAGCCACGGAGGAACAGATCAAGAAGGGAGTTCCGGCCACTTACCAAGTGCCAGTGAGCTTTGACAACTCAAATTTTTTCGTATAAAGTTGCTGACAATGGGGAACTCTGACATGTTGAAATTCTTCAACGACATGGAGGCCGACAGCAAGAACCTACGCAACGAGCTACTAAAGATATGCTGGTTCATGCGTGGTGGGGTCTCTTACCAGGAAGCCCTCAACATGGGTCCAGAGGACCGGATGATCGTTGGTAATATCATAAAAGAGAATATGGACACCACCAAAAAGACCGGTCAACCTTTCTTCTAGAATATAGTATACTATTATGGTGCAGAAAAAACCAGATAATTATAGGACATTATGTCGACTAACGATCTAGTCAAAGAACTCAAGGCTACAATCGCTGACATCACCAAGGACAGGGACGACGCGCTGGCCAACGCCAAGACCAAGGAGAGCCGTATCAAGCAACTGCTGATTCAATTGGAGCACTCCAACCAAGACGTACAGTCCTGTGGACACAAGATAGGTGATCTCAACAAGGAGATAGCCACGCTGGAGGCCAAACTGGACACCAAGGAGAAGTTGCTACAGGAGGCGCTACAGAGGATCAAGGACATACATGATGACTCAACACAAGAACAAACAGACACCAACCGAGACGATACGGAACTGGATTAAGGACTTCGTCACGAAGCCAAATCCCGTTTTCGGTGACCTGCCTCCGTGCCCTTTCGCGCAGAAGGCCATCGTGGACAACAAGGTAGAGTTCGTGGAACTGAACCGCACCGCGGACTGGCGCACCATATACCAACTGATCTGGAACACCGACTTCGATGACAAGGAGGTGCTGTGCGTGATAGCGGATCCCAAACAATTCACTGCCAAGGAGACCGTTGGGATCGCGGAGGTGCTGAACGAGAGGTTCATGCCCAGAGATATAGTGATCCTAGAGGACCATCCGGACATAGAGGAAAAAGTCAAATCGGTAACACTCAACAACGGACACTACACCCTGTTCCTGGCACAGCGACTGAGCAAACTGAATCGCTTCAGCCGGATGCTGGAGTCCGGCCCGTATTACAAAAATTGGTCTAGGTCTTATCTGGAATCAGTGAAAGGTTTCCGAGCTCCGAAAAAGAGTCGATCCTAGAGTCACGCTCACACAGCCTGCGATACTGCTTCTTGTCGGTGCTCCACTCGGTACCGGTCCACCACTCGAAACCCCGGAAGTTGGATTTGTAGATACTGCTCCGCTCGTAGCCCGACCCCATGTAGAAGTAACTGACGTGGTTGTCGCTGGCCCATCCGATCTCCATGTCCAGGGTGATGTCCGATATGGGCACGGTGTTGGCGTGTATCACTGACTCCAGTCCCGCCAGGTCCCGGCTGTCGTAGGTGTCTATGGTGCTGTAGTGGTCCATCTCGTACTTGTAGCGCTTCTGCTTGGTGAATCCTATGATGTTGTCCGCGGTGCCCACGTAGAACAGCATGAACTGGTCACGGGCATTGTAATTGGCGAACGGCGTGTAGTCCTGCGAGAAGCCCTTCCTCTTCATGTAATCGTCGTATATGTTGGGCAGTCCCAACAGCCTCACCATCTCTGACGCGTCGATGATCTTGATGCCGATGTCACGGCCATCCCACTGGTGTTGCTTGTACCGGGGTCTGTACAGGTCCAGGTTTATCCTGGTGCTACGTGACTGGTACCACACCTCGCGCCCCATCACGGGGTGGTCCAGCGCCAGCCATCCTCGATCCAGGGCCTCGTGTTCCTCGTCGGAGTCCACTATGGCCATGGGTCGGCACAGCACCACGTCGGTGTGTTCCTGTTTGCCCATGGTGTGGTCGAAGATCAGTTCCATTGTGTTGTACTTAATGGATTGTCAGAGACGGCTTACGCCATCTGAAACTTCGCTACGCTCGTTTCTTTTTTTAATTTACGCAGTTGTAAAAAATGACGCATTTATGCGTCGCCTGTGGTAGATGAGCAGTCACAATTCGGCTATTTCTAGCCGAACCGACTTGAACCCTGTGGTGAGTTCGCAGTCACCATACATCGCTACCGTAGTCGGGCGGTTGTGCTGTACCCGTTAGCTCATTCATTACAACGCGAGCCCACCAAACCCCTGTATGATAGTTCTTGGCGGACCTGGGGATTATCTTTTTCTAAGAGCCCCATCATTTTTTGCCGTTTGCATCAAAGGATTCACCTGTCGCCTTGTCGGCCGCATTTCCTTGCTCACTGGTTGCGATGCTATGTTTGCCTGATTGAAATTTATTAGTTGCCTATTGTGCCTGGCGGAAGGATACTGTTGCCCTTCGAATACTATATAACACAGATCTAAATCAAGGTCTATATTATTGAGTCAAATAATCTATTTGTTCACCTTCTCGGTAAAGATCTTGCGTGAGACAGTGTACTCCACCATCCCAGAACCATCTGTGTCGTTGGGGACATATTATAGGTTCGATATGATGTTTTTTGAGGAATTCAAAAACTTTCTTGTTGTAGTTGTTGACGATCACACATTCTTCATTGATCGATAACATGTTTACTTCGAAGACAGTTTCCTCACAGTAGCCAACCCACTCACCCAACCACGTTTCGACATAATCTATCAGTTGATCGTTGTGTTCCTGGCCCTTGATCCACCACTTGCCTCCCACCTTTTTTTTCATGGTTCTGAAAGGCGAGAGTTGATCCCAATATTTGTCTTCGAGATAACAGATATCCCAACCCGGAAATTTCTCGTCGTAATTTTGTAAGTCAAAAAGTGTTACGATGACACCGGGTTTAAGTATACACCATGTTGCATCGCCGTGCCCGCCCATTTCTTCTGTGGCCTGTATGTTGACACGGAAGCCTTCGGCCTCCCATTTGTTTTTGTGGTACTTTATCAATGGTGAGTCTTTCCACCCTGGTTGGTTAGTACCCCAGAATATATCTTTGCCTAACAGGTGTATAAAGGAAGTGCTCAACAATCTCTGTTGGTCTGGGGTCTGGGGTCCATTAAGGTGCATGTCATACGTGTAACCTTTTTGTGTGTAATCGAGATATTTTTCTGGGAAGTGCAACTTATCTTGATCCATTTGTTTAAACAAATCGGCGTACTCGGGTAGGTTGTTTGCCACGAACACATTCTCACCCACCACGGCCATGTCATCTCTGGTTTGTTGTGGAGGTTTTCTACGATAATCCGAAAGATCGTTTAGCGTGTGTGTCATGTTGGGACGATAAACTTGCACCCCAAATCTCCCGAGTGTACTTGAAAGATTCTCGAGATCCTCTTTGGTCTCTTCGATGACTTTGGCAAGTGGATCTAGTATCTTTTTATCTTTCAAATGCTGGAATTTTTCAACTGGGAAAACGTCTCCAACCAAACAAGACTTCAATGGATGGAACGTGCAGTATCCTTTTGTTTTAATCATTTAACGTATGTATGGTGTTTTTAATCGCTAATTATGATAAATGGTTTGGTTATACAAAAACGAAAAAGTACTTGATCTTCCCAAAGACGTGGTGGGATTTGTGTATCTTATTACAAACACAACCAACGGCAGGATGTACATCGGCAAGAAACTGGCCAGGTTCAAGCGTAGCCGTCCGCCACTAAAGGGACGCAAGAACAAGCGCAGGTACAAGGTGGATTCCGACTGGCGTGACTACTACGGAAGCAGTGACGAGCTCACAGCGGACGTGCTGAAACTGGGCAAGGAGAAATTCACTAGGGAGATACTATTCTACTGTTATTCCAAAGCAGAACTATCATACATCGAGGCGCGAGAACAGTTCGCACGCAAGGTTCTAGAATCAAATGACTACTACAACGGACACATACGTGTGCGTGTGCATGGCAAAGGTATATTGAAAAATGGACAATAAGTGTGTACTTCCGTTTATAAATCACGATTACCAATTCAACAAGCCTTGCTGTGAGTTAACAAGATTTGACTCTTCCAGTGATATGGAACAGTTGCTTGATGATCATAGGAACAATCGTAAGAGTAAATTTTGTGAATCGTGTTGGAAGATAGAGGAATCTGGAATCAAGTCAAAAAGACAAGCGTACAATGAATCTTACGGTATGCAGGGATCACTAACAGAACGGTCAGTCAATATGGCTGTGATACCGGTTGGTAATGTGTGTAATCTATATTGTGTTACCTGTAATCCTATGCTGAGTACTTCCTGGTTTAAGAAACACCAATCAATGCATACTAACAACTACAAAGGTAAAGCAATCACAGATATAAAAGTGTCAGATATAAAAGATATAGGTCAGTTAAAACACATCGAGTTTATAGGGGGCGAGACACTAAAATCACCTTCGTTATGGCAATACCTAACAACACTTGATAGAGAAAAATCTTTCTCCCTACAGACGAACGGCACAGTTGAATTAACCGATAAGCAAATAGAATTACTGAAAAGTTTTAAAAATTTCAACATCTGTTTTTCAATTGACGGGCATGGAAAGATATTTGAATACATGCGACAGCCGGCAAAGTGGAATTTTTTAACAGAAAACATTAAAAAATATATAAAAAATTTTGGAATTGATAGATTATCCACACACATCACAATTGGTAATCTCAATATATTTTATGTTGATGAAATTGTTCTAAATATTTTCAAATTGGTCCCCAGCAAGTTAGACATTAATCTAGTGAATAATCCCACTGAATTTGCCTATGACAACCTTGATGAGCAAACTGGTGAATTGGTTGAAAAGAACAATCCGGTTTTCTTTAAGAAGTACAAGGCGAAGTGGATCGGGAATCCACAGTCTCTGGCGAGAACATTAGACAATCTAAAAAAACAGGATGCGTTTAGCGGACTTAAATTTGAGGATCACTTACCTGAAGTTTTTTCTTTACTACTAAGATAAAAACCCCCAACTCGCTAAAGCCGGGGGTCTTATGGTTTTGCAAAATCCAATGATCGATTACGCTGACTCTTTGGCCGCGTTCTTGACTTCTTGAATCTCTTTTCTTCTTGCTTTGATCAATTTAGCGAGATTGGCTAGAGCCTTTCTGGCTCTTGTGGCAGAGGCTTTTACACCCTTGTCAACGAACTTACCGTTCTCTTCTGAGTAAGTTTGTATCTCTGTCATGATCTGTTCATGTGTTTCATTTGACATAATTTACGTCCTTTCTTATTGTCGTACGATAACATTAATTAACGTCAGTGTAATTAAAGCACGTAAGAAGTGGGTTTGTCAACAGGAAAATTACACAATGATGTCAACATCATTGGCGTAGTTGGTAAAGCCATTTTCTTTTACCACTTTCAGCACGGAGTTGACCCTGCTTACCAACTCGTCCTTGTGTGATATCAGGAATATGTTCTTCTGTTGTGTCCTCGCCATGTCTTTTAGCACGGCCATAGAGCTCTCAACACCGGATATATCCATGCCAGCGTCTACTAACTCGTCTATGAATAGTAAGTTGATCTGTTGATAAAGACTTTCCCAAACATCTCTGAACGCCCAGCTCAATGACAGTATCAGTCTGTTACGTTCACCCCTTGATAGGTTGTCAAAATCCAATTCTCGGCCAAGTTCTTCGATGGTGACTGTTAGATCCGGTTGGAAAGTCACTGTGTGTGGCAGTTTGACCTTGCCCAGGAAGAACGCCAACCTCTGGTTTAGGTAGGTCAAGTTCTGTTCTATGATCCTAGTCCTGATGAATGAGTCCTTGGCGGTCAACAATTTGTAAAGGAATTCTTGATGTCTCAATAAATCTTCAAGGCTGTTGGCTTTTTCAAAATCTATTTTTTGAATTGCCGATTCTTTCATGTCTTGTATTTGTTCTGCATAAGGGTCTTGCTTGTTTTCTGTCTGTTCCAACTGTCGCTTGAGATCCTGTAATGTGCCCTTGTGGTTGTAGGCCTCGTCTATGGTGTCATAGTAGGTGTCTGGTACCTGTCCCAGGTCTCCGATCTCGTCTATCGCTTGTTGTATTTTTGCAAGATCACTTCGCAGTTTGTCGCTGTAATCTCGACTCTCCGTTAGATTTGTCTTTAGTTTACCAACCAGGTGTTCGTGCTTGTCATCGTGTAGGGACTGTTCGCACGTGGGACACTTGGCCGCTTCTGCGAATTCTAGGTCCTTCTCGGTTTTTTCAACTGCGCTTTCCGCCTTGGTCAGTGAGTCCTCGTGGTACGCCTTCTCCTTCATTAGATTTTGCAACGCCGTCTGCATCTCGTTGTGTTTCTGTAATTTCTTGTGCTTCTCGATCTCTTTCTCGCTGTCCACCTTTTCCAGTTCCGCTATCGCCTCACGGAAATTTTGTATGTCTTGCATTTTTTGTGTGATCCATGCCGATGATCTTATTTTTAAACTTTCTATCGATTCTTGAATTTTCTCGTTTGATGTTGATATTGCATCTAATCTAATCTTTTCTTCTGTAAGTTCTGTTTTTGTTGATTTCATTTTTTCTTTTAGGATATCTGCTTTTTGTGATAATAGAGTGATTCCTAATAGTTGTTCAATAATCTCCCTCTGCTCTGACTGTTTGGTCGAAAGGAACGGTTGTGTGTACGTGTTTAGTGCTACTATGTTTTTGAACATGGCCAGTGTCATGCCTAACAATTTGTTTATTTCAATTTGTGTTTCTCTGTTCTCGCCCTGTGCTTCATTTGACTGAGAATTTTGTTCAATATCATCAGCATAAAATCTAAATATTTGTGGTTTTCTTCCACGCTCGATGGTGTAGGTGACATTATTTTTAATAAATTTGACACTTACCATCATACCTTTTTCGTTTGTTTTGTTGACTAGATTATCTTTTCTGATGTTAGTCAATGCTTCGCCGAAGAATGCGTAAGATAGGGCATTTATAATTGTGGTTTTTCCCGTGCCATTTCTGGCGCCCGCGTCATCACCTCCCAGGTCCATGTTCTCACCAATAACTAGCACTAGACTTTTGTTAGAGAAGTCAATGGCCTGTGCCTGGTTGCCCACGCTCATGAAGTTCTTGACCGTTATTTCCTTAATCGTTAACATTTTTTCTTCTACGTTTCTTTTTGCCTATATTTTCTATTGCCTCATACACTTCTAGAGGAGTTGAAAGTGTCTGTTGTTCGACCCATCTCTTATATCCTCTCAACCACTCTTCTTGTGTTGGGGGGCTCTTGAACATGTCAAATATCTGTGACTTGGTCATCGTGGTCCCTTTGAACTCTCCTTTAAGGACTTTTAATAATTTTTTTTTGCTAATCTTTGGCATAAGTCATTCTTAAATTTTTTCTGTCTATGTTAACTATGTCGTCCTTATTGATCACTTCACCAATTATTGCCCACCCGTTGTACTTTAACATCTTTTCTTTGGTAAACATAGTGATTTCATTTGTGCCATGCCAGGAAAGTAATTGTTCGTCTGTATCACAAATTCTATCTACCAAACTTATCAATATGTCACACACAATTTTATCGTGCAGTCTACACGTCTGTGGTAGATTGCTGTTGTCATTTTGCAACATGCACACTTCGGGAGATTTACCTATGTGAGGAAATCCTAGGAAAATATCTCCGTACTTTAATTTTTTTGAAAATGGTTCTGCATCCTCGGGCATGTCTATTAACACTGGCTTTTTTTTGTAGAATTGTCCTAGGCTTTCTGTCCAACAAAATTGTATCTGACTTGCCCCGTTGTCTCCGGCTTCTCTGACATGCAAATGATTGTGTATGCTTTGTAATAGATCTGCTTTATGTTTAGGTGCAGTTTCTATGTCTTTGTGCATTTGATTATACTCGTTTTGTGTTGTTGGGTTAGTGGGCCAATCGAACCCAAATTTTTTGTTAGCCTCTTTTATATCATTTGTAAAGGTCTCATTACTGATATCGCTATTATCAATAATCAAATCGGGATTGATATTCAGATTCAGGTAAAGTTTTAGCCATGCCCTGGTCATCACTGTATCATAGAGTTTTATGTTTAAATTACTGATTCTCGACATCTAGATCATTGTAGATTGCGGTGAGTATGTTTTTGTCATACACCTCGGAATCCACCCCTTGCAGTTGTTTTATAACGATCTGGTCCACACTATCAAACTTCTGTATCTCCACCTGTGGTTGCTGTGCGGCATCGATCTGTTCTGGTATCAGTTGTAGTTCCCTCAACTGGTATTTGTCTATGAAGGTCTCCCTTATGAAGTTGGCCTCCTCATAACTTATTTTGATATCTAATGTGACCCTAACATACATCTTGGGTTTCAAGTGCCGGTCGGGATCCGCCAATAGTTCACTGATCCGTATGGTCCTATATCTGGGCATGTCTGGCCAGTTGATGAATTTTGGTTCCCCACCGTACTCCAGTACCATCATGCCACGTTCATCGTCACCGGCGTCCGCGTAGTTGTGTGGGAAGGCGTTGCCCATGTATGTCACGTTCTTCATCTGCTGTCGCTTGTGGAAGTGTCCGGAGAACACCTGGCCACATCCAGCGAAGTGTTCCGCCTTGACCGTGCCCGTGTCTGGCATCTCCACCATGGCGTTCATCTTGAAGTAGGGCAGTTCGAAGTGTCCGAAGACGTACTTCTGTGTCATCTTCTCTATCACTTTCCACTCGTCCTCCACCACCCATGGTATGATCGCGACATCGTCCTCTACAAGCCAGTCGTTTACAATTTTGATATTGGGGATATTTCTTATATATTCCATTGAATTGATTTCTCTTTTGTCCCTATAATAGAGGTCATGATTACCCATGATCACGTAAACTTTTTCAAATGCCTGTCCTAATCGTTCCATATTTGACACAGTATAGTTCATTGTGGAGACATTGGTGCTCGATCTGTGATGGTGCCAGTCTCCCAGGAATATGCAGGTCTCACACCCGTGTGCTTTTGCCTGTTCTATGAACCAGTACACGAATGATTCACAGTCATCGTTGTGTACACGACTGTTGCCCTTGAGCCCGAAGTGTATGTCCGTGAAACAGGCTACCTTCTTGAAAAACATATTTTTACCATTTCTTCTTCACTACGGGTTTGTGGTTGGTCATGTCGATCTTGTTCTTGAACTTGACCTCGTCGAAGTCCTCGGTGTCCAGTCTACCTTTCTTCCTCAACGCTTTGTTGAGTTTGGCCAGTCCAGTCTTGTTGACCTCGTGTACGTCGCCATGCACGGTCTTCATCTTCTTCTTGTAACTGGCGGTACTCGTATCGTTCTCGTTCTGCCTCGTGAAACTTGGCATCATGCCATTGAACTCCAACAGGTCATCCCTGATGGCCTGGTTCTTCTTCTCGATGTTCAGTATCCTCGTGAATGAATTTGTGATTGCGGCCGTGTAGTAGGCGAACGGGTTGTCTGATTTTGATTCGTCGAACTGTAGTCCGATCTGGCTCAACTGCATCAGGGCCTGTGACTGCATCTCGTCGTTGTAGGTGTAACCCCTCCAGTTGGCCCTGGTACCATATCTCTCACACAACTTCATGTACATCAAGGCCAGTTGGTTGGTCATCTTGCCATGGTCCGCCGAGAAGTGTCCGTTGTCCATTCCGCCGATCCAATGGGATTTCCCTACACACTTCAGTTTGCCCTTCCGGTCGATCCGGTAGTGTTGGAACGGTGGGAAGTTCACTTTCGAATGGTGATCAGCAGTGCTCTTGGGATTGCGTTTACGCTCGTCATCCATGGGCACGTGGTCGAACATCATCACACGGAACACTAGATCTGTCTTGTCGATCTTCCTGGGCGATATGGTGTAGTCCGCCAGTTTGATCTTCTTCTCTCCCGACTCCTTGGCCTGCTCCCAGGCCTCCTGTGTCATTCGCTTGGCCCTGGCCTTCTTGGCCTCCGCTATGGATCTCACATTTATTTTTTTAAGGTTGGACACGATGATGTCGTAGTCCGCGTCTTCGGGCGTGACGTACGAGCAGTAGGTGTTCTTGCTGGCGTGTATCTGTGCCAGCAGATCCCTGTTGTTAAGATATTTCACTCTCTTCATAAATTCTTTCGCTTTATATTAAAATGTACTGCAAAGTGACCACAAACAGGTCGGTTAGAATCGTGCCGCTAGAGTAATTAAGTGCGCCTAGAATTGTGCCTATAAATATAGTTAAAGTATACGAAATTTTACAAAGGAAAGCAACCTATAATATATGGCGACACTGGGCGGGATAATAAAGAATGTAGCGGGAGGGTTCATTAGTAACACCCTGGCAAGACTAACAGGTGCGGGCATAGCCACAGATTCTAGATTGGTAAATGCTCGGGCCAGATGGTCGGGTCGTAACGACAAGAGGGACTGGCGGGTAAGACTGCAGGTGCCCGCGGGACCACTGACCAAATTCTTTGATTTCAAAAACAATCCCCTACTGCAACCTTTGGCGGATGCGCAAGGCATATTCTGGCCACTGACCCCAATGATGCAGATACAACATTCGGCCAACTATGATGCCATGGCGATGACGCACAGCAATTACCCACACCAGGCATATAGTAATTCACAAGTGGACTCGATGAACATTTTAGGTGAGTTTCCAGTACAGAATCAACAGGACGCGGCACATTGGGTGGCCACAGTCAATTTTTTGCGAACAGCAACTAAAATGTTTTTTGGTTCTGAGGACGGGATAGAAGGCCTCAAAGGAAATCCCCCACCCATACTACACCTGTCCGGTTACGGAGATCACATGTTCCAGAAAGTGCCGGTCATCATAAACACATTCAACGTGGAACTGAGACAGGGAATAGACTACATATCCACCAAGCAAGACAGTGTTTACCAAGGCACCGGCAAGGTGGGAAGTACTGCCAGGGAGTTGGGAGCGATCCGTAATTTCAATCCCAACAGCATAGATCAGACCTGGGCGCCCACGCTGTCGAACATATCAGTGTTAGTGACACCGATCTACAGCAGGGAATCGGTGAAGAACTTCTCCATGAAAAAATTCGTCAGGGGTGAGCTAAACGGCAAAGGCACGGATGAGGTAGGATTCATCTAATGGCCAAGTACTCAAACACCTCACCCTATTTTGAAACAGAGGAACAGTCAGCGTATCTTGATGTGCTCAATCCCAGGACACTGACCGCCGAGGACGATGACCAGAGTTATACCATAGAGAGGACCTACGCCTACAGACCAGACCTTCTTGCTTATGACCTTTACGGCACCCCTCGTTTGTGGTGGGTGTTCGCACAGCGTAACCCAGACCAGATAGAGGATCCTATCTACGACTTCCGACCGGGAGTGACCATACAGTTGCCCAAGAAGGAGAATGTTCTCAGAGATCTAGGATTGTAAGATGGCCAACAAAGTCTATACCAACAATCCCAATTACACCTACACTCCTGCCTACGACTACGACGACACCTTCTCCAGCAAGAAGACTATAAAAAAACCTTCTGCGGACGACTATCCCAACAACGTTCCCAATCCACTGTTCAAGTACGCCAGTTACAATGTGATATTCACACTGAGTGCGCTCACACAGGCAGAACTGGAGGATCCACAGACACTGCTGAAAGGCACCGCACACGACATTATAGCCAGGAGCGCAGGCATAGGAAACCCCAACCCAACAGAGGGAGGACTGTCCGCGGAAAACAAGGCGATACTGAAGTCAGACAAGGCCACTAAATCTTTGCGAGACGCACAGGAGAACCTGCGCAGGGGCAGGGATCTCTACTTCTCCAAGGTGAGGATGTTCAACTTGCCCAGCCTCAACGCACAGCGTAGGCTGACATCGGTCACGAATATAGAGATGGACATCATAGAACCCATGGGCATCAGCCTGCTGGACAAGATACGAGGGGCGGCCGCCAACTGCAACTACCTGGACCACATCAGCGCACCCTATCTACTCACAATGGAATTCAGGGGATTTGACGAGTTTGGGAAACCTATTTCGGAGATCGAACAAGAGATGCTGAAGAGGAAAATACCGATAAAATTGGTCAACATGAAATTGGACGTGAACAAGGGCGGTACCACGTACTCGGTCAAGGCAGTGCCCATGAACGAGCACGGATTTGTGAACCACCACATATACTTGAGAACATCAGGAGTGATCAAGACCGGCAACAACATACAGGACACCATGGACAGCCTGGCCGCCATAATGAACAAGCAGACCGAGGACGAGAAAAAGCAACAACTGGTAGAAATAGCGGACACCTACGAGATCATCGTCGACCCAGAATTCGCCAATGAAAAGCCCAGTTCTGAAAGACTGGGCATGGGAGACATAGCGGTGGGCGGACAGAGTGACGCCAGGGAGGCCGCTATTTTAAGGAAAGCCGGACAGGTCAAACAGAATGACAGTCTGTTGGTGATAATGACCGAGCTGATGAAGTCGTTGCCGAGATTCCAGCGTGAAAGATCATTGAATAATTTCAAAGCGAAAATCGAAAAAGCAGGTAAAGACATCAAACCCGAAGAGATGTATTTTGATTATTTCTTCATAGATTCAAGCGTGGTACCAGACTCGTCGAGATTCGATCGTGTCAGGGGCAAACATCCTAGGAAGATCATATACAACATAGTTCCGTATAAGATTCATGCATACGCATTGGTTGATCCGGGAGCCAGCACAGGAACCAACTTTGAACAGTTCGTCAAGAAGACCTACAACTACATCTTCACAGGTGACAACCTAGACATACTGGATCTCAACATCAACTACAGGGTGGCCTATTTCCAGACCAGGCTAAAGGACATAGAAGGCAAGAGCGGGTCGGACAAGTTCTCGAGGGAAAGCGGAGAACAGCAGGAAGACGTTGAGAGAGAAGATCCAAGCACAAAGGACCCCTTCAGGGAATATCCTTACATACACCAGTCAGAAGTGGGCACGACAACCTCAGTGACCAGTGGTATCAACAAGGGCAACTCCACCGAACTGGACCAGAGGCTTGATGCGCTCTCCAACCCAACGGCGGACATGGTGTCCGTGAGGATGAGCATACTGGGAGACCCCGCATACCTGGGACAGTCACAGTTCATACCGACCACGGCGAGTCGTGGGGACGGGACGAGTAACAGAAAGAAATTAGCGTTCTCGCAGGGCAACAGGGATATATGGAACGAGATCTACGGCAACTACAACATGGGATTCGGTGATGTGGTGATCAAACTCAACTTCCGTTCACCCACCGACGTGAACGAAAAGACCGGGGTATATGAGCTGGCCAAGGATGAACAGATAGCGTTCTCCGGACTTTACCGTGTGGTGCAGGTGGACAACATGTTTGAAGATGGCAAATTCGTACAGGAACTACAGTTGGTTAGGTTCAACAACCAAGGCGACAGACCATACACACCACAGGCCAGCACGTTTACCAAACCCAATCCACACGTGGACACGTTTGACGGACTGGTGTCCAAGGCCGAATACGTGAACGAGGTTTCGTTGGTCAAGGAAAAATTTTCTTCATACCTCGAAGGCAAGATAAAACTACTTAAAGCAAAATTTAACATAGGAAGGAACTAATGGCGGGATTACACGATTACCTCAAAGGCGATGCTTCGACACCCAAGTCACCCAAGATAAACCAGGATTGGGGGCAGATATTTCCCGGGCCCTACGTGGGCATAGTCAAGGGCAACAAGGATCCACTGCGTGCCGGTAGGCTCAAGGTCTTGATACCATCGCTGAGGGGCACATACAAGTCCGAGTTCGATGGACTCATAGACTGTGACTACCTGTCACCTTTCTATGGAAACAAGGGACTGAGACACGTCAAGCCCGGCAACAAGCACACAGACTCACAGTTCTCGTATGGATTCTGGGCGGTACCACCAGACCTAGAGACCAGGGTGCTAGTGATACTGGCCGAGGGAAAGATGGAACAGGCGTTCTGGATAGGATGTGTTCAGGAACCACTCACCAACCACATGGTGCCAGGCATAGCATCATCCCAAAAAGTGAAGGATGAGCTGAATCAGGATCCCACAGAGGTCTATGGTTCGAACAACTTGCCCGCGGGCGAGGTCAACAGGTACTCGGACGTAGATGGAGTAAATTACAAGACAAAAAACAAACCCATACACCCCTTGGCTGACACACTGCTGAAACAGGGTCTGAGTGCCGACGATGTCAGGGGAAACACCACCTCATCAGCACAGAGGGAAGCACCCAGCCAGGTTTTTGGGTTCAGCACACCGGGTAGGTTGAATCCTGGAGCAACACCACAGAAGGTCAGCACGGATGATGCCGAGGCCACGGCCATTGTGGACAGATTGTCGGGACACACCTTCGTCATGGATGACGGTGCTGTGGACGGCACCAACCAACTCACAAGACTGAGGACCGCTTCGGGACACCAACTTCTGATGCATGACACCGAGGGCGTGGTGTACATAGCCAATGGTTCGGGCAACGCCTGGATAGAGATGAACAGCGAAGGCAGGATCGACGTTTACTCGGGCGTGGGTGGCATCAACATGCGTACAGAGGGTGACTTCAACCTGCACTCAGACGCCAACATAAATTTACATGCAGGCCGATCGATACGTATGTCAGCATCAGGCATCGATGAAGTGAAATACAAAGAGGATGATGTGGCCGTACAAAAGGGACTCAAGACGACCAACGATGTAAAAATTCCAAAGATCCCCGGTCAGATAATACAGTCAACTGATTACCATCAGACCCTGGGCGAAAAGGGAGTTTTTGTGTCATCACAGGACGGTGTTATACAACACTATGGTAACAAAGGAATCACGTCTTACTCTGGAGGACAGCAGTTGCATGGTGCCTCGGGACAGATACACCTGGCGGGATCACAGGTACACTTCAACTCGACGTCAGCCAGTGACACCTGGGGACCAAAGTGGATGACCACAGATGAAACAGGAATGACACCCAGGTTGGAAGGCGATGTGGAACTTGCCAAGAAGGGAATAGAGCCACTGAGATCATTCACCAGGCAGACCAATACTACGGTGCACAGGTTCGTCACACACGAGCCCATGCCTAGGTTCCGTGGATTCTCCTCGGTGGGCGCACTGCCCATGGGAGGAGCGGACAACAAGAAACAGTGGTATAAACTGGCCAGCACCCCAGGCACGGTGGAGTACATGGAATACCAAAACCTACTGCATCCGAACGCAAACATAAGGGACGGCCAGTGGCAGGTGATACTGGAGAGAGACCTGCGTGAACAGATGGGCACCTCAACGGACCCGGCCAAGGCCAGGAAGATCGCGGCGGATTTAGGCAGGAATTTCGACGAACTGTTCGGCATAAATGAAAGCAAAGTGAAATGGGACATCAAGGACAGCATCAGCAACAAGTTCAAGGGCTTCGACGTGTCTGACTCCGTGTCAGATGTGATCAACAACCAGACCAAGAAACTGGCGGACCAGGTCATCGACACAGTGACCGGATCCAAGGTGGCCGAACTGTTCAAGGACAACGTGTTCGTGAACCAGGCCGGAGAACTGTTCGCCCTGGGAGACAAGACTCAATTGTTCTCGGGTGACTTCAAGGGATTCGCCACAGACGTGGGCTCGAAAGCCTTCGCCAACATTGCAAACGAAAACCTGAAGAAAGCAGTGGGAGACCTCACCAAGAGAAAAGTGATAGGCTACGACAAGTTCGACAATCCCATATACAAGGGACTGGACAGGGACTACAAGAACATCGGGGGCATAGACATATCCGGCATCGCGGGCAACATCAACATCGCCAACATCGCATCAGTGGGAGACATCAAGGCCACCACCCAGGTGTTCAAGAACGTGGTGGCCGGACAGGTGACCTCCTCGATCCAACAGACGGCGATCACGGCGGTGGCGTCACAGGCCAAGGGATTCCTTCAAGGATTGGCCGGCAACACGGCCAGGGAACTGGGTGCGCAAGGCATCAAGGCCGGCGCGTTCACCAACCTGGGCGCCAAGATCGGCGCCATGAAACTGCCAGCGTTCCTAGGAGGAGGATCGATAGGTTCTGTGGTATCTGGATTGTTTGGAAAATTCAGTGATGTCAGGTTGAAAGAAGACATAAAATTTATTGGCAGATCGCCTAGTGGAATTAACATCTACGAGTTTAAATACAAGCACGTGCCGGGCACGTGGCAGGGTGTTATGGCACAGGAGGTGCCATGGGCCAGGACCATGACCAGCACGGGATTCTACATGGTTGACTACAGCAAGGTCGACGTGGAATTCAGGAGATTGAACTGATGGTAGAAAATGACAACATAGATCTTACAAACAAGACGGTGACCTTCAAGGGTTTCAGTAGCCGCGCGGACAAGAAGAACTTCAAACTGTATGATTTCGAGGTGGCCAAGCAGGACCTGATCAACAGGCTCTCTGTGCGCAAGGGAGAGAGGGTGGAGAACCCTGAGTTTGGCACCATAATATATGATGCCATCTTTGAGCCATTCACGGAATCACTAAAGGACGCCATAGTAGAAGATATAACACAAAATCTCAATGCTGATCCCAGGATAAGCACACAGGAGATTTTGGTACAGGAAGCGGACAAGGGCATAGCCATACAGGCTACTATAACATATGTGCCGCTGAACATCACAGAGAAACTAAGGTTCAACTTTGACGAGAACTCTCTTCTTCGTCTATCTTAATATACGCACATTTCCTCGCATATAAATACCGTTGTATATACAATGGCCACAACAGATAGACAGAACAGATTACTAGTAGCCGAGGATTGGCGTAAGATCTACCAGGCTTTCCAACAGGCAGACTTCAAAAGTTACGACTTCGAGACACTGAGACGAACCATGGTGGCCTACCTCAGGGAGAACTACCCAGATGATTTCAACGACTTCGTTGAGAGTTCGGAGTATGTTGCACTCATTGATCTGATTGCCTATGTGGCACAAGCATTGAGTTTCAGGGTTGACCTGAACGCCAGGGAGAACTTCCTAGAGACAGCAGAGAGGAGAAACTCGATCCTTAGATTAGCCAGGCTGATCAACTACAACGCCAAGAGAAACAAACCGGCAACAGGTCTTCTCAAGATAGATTCTATATCAACCAGTCAAGATGTCCTAGATTCTTCTGGATCCAATCTTGCTAATCAAACTATTATTTGGAATGACTCGGCCAATTCAAATTACAGAGAGCAGTTTACTGCCATATTGAATGCGGCAAACCAGACTGGACAACTGTTTGGTAACCCTAGAGAATCTGGTGAAATAGGTGGTATTAACACAGAGGTCTACACATTAAGTTCTAACCAGATAGATCTTCCTTTGTTCCAATTTACAAAAGCCGTGGGAGGTGTAAGTAGGAATTTTGAAATAGTACCAAGCACTATCAGTAATTCCGAATCAATATATGAATCGGATCCTGTACCAGGAACTGGATTTACATATACCTATAGATCTGATGGAGCAGGAGATAGCTCAAACAACACTGGATTTTTTATGTTGTTCAAACAAGGGAATATGCAGTATGCTAATTTTACAATAGATACCGCAGTAACAAATTACATAAGATCTATTGCTGTCAACAACATAAACGATAATGACGTTTGGCTTTATAAATTAGACCAGTTTGGCCAGATTGCAGAGAAATGGGAAAAAGTTCCTTCACTATCAGGCAACAATGCCATTTACAATTCTCTGTCAAAACTTCAAAGAAACATTTACAACGTGGTCACCAAAAACAATGATGCTATTGATTTAGTGTTTGGGGATGGCAACTTTTCTAATCTACCATTGGGATCTTTTAGAACGTATCATAGGGTAAGTGATAACGCCAAGTATTCAATACAACCGGCCGATATGCAGAATATATCATTGTCAGTACCCTATATTGACGCCAACGGTTCACAACAAACACTAACCATGTCGACCAGTCTCAAACAATCGATATACAATGCGGCCGCAAGCGAATCAAATGATTCTGTAAGGGAAAAGGCCGGACAGGTCTATTACTCTCAGAATAGAATGATCACAGCGGAAGACTATCAGATTGTTCCTCTATCAGCATCTCAGGACATCGTTAAGGTGAGATCTGTTAATAGGTCAGCCTCAGGAATAAGCAGGGCCAAAGAGATTCTAGATCCAACAGGTGCTTATTCGAACGTAAGTGTTTTCGCTGAGGATGGTATTCTTTATAGGGAGGAAAGCACACAACAGTTCACATTCACCTTCAACAACAGGAGCAACATACAATCAACCATAGACACAGCAGTTGAGGCCAAATTAAAAGAATCCTATTCAAGACATTTTTATTATTTGAAATATGGGACTAAAGATCTCAGCACACTGACAGCAACATGGAATTCAACAACTACGTCTACCAACACCAACACCGGGTATTTCACCTCAGGAGGTGCGTTGGTGACAGGAGATTTTGCCACATCAAATCTTAAGTTTGCTAAGCCAGGAGCACTTGTAAAATTTACGTCTCCAGACAGCAGAAAGTTTTTAAACGGTTTGTTAGTGACTGCGGGAACAGACAACGCAGAAGATAGGTCATGGGCCAAAATAGGTGCCGTGGTGGGTGATGGTGCTAACAGTGGAATTGGTAATCTCGAATCCGGTTTGGGTCCTGTTACATTAAACAATATCATACCGAACGGATCTATAGTTAATGCAGTAATCCCCAATTTTACAACTTCTTTCTCGGCATCACTAGAGGCAGACATCATAGACAGAATTGAAGCCTATGAGGAATTTGGATTAAGATATGACGAAAGTACAGAAACCTGGAAGGTAATAACATCAACGAATCTCAGTACAAGTTCGGTTTTTGATCTCGCTAATACAGGAGACAGCACAGGCACAAATCTTGATGCCAGTTGGTGGTTTAAATTTACAAATGACGGTAACACGTACACTGTAATTTATAGGAAAATGGATTACATTTTTGAATCCGAGTCACAAAACAAATTTCATTACGACACCAACGAGAAAATATTTGACTACAAGACAGGTAAGAGTGTGAAAGACACAGTTAAGATATTGAAAACAAATAGTATTGTGTCAACAGGTAACAGCATAGGTTATCCTATCACATGGCAGGTATTCGATACAGTGACGGAAGCAGACGGTTTCCAGGACAACAGGAAGGTCAAGGTTGGATTCTATGACGATGATGACGACGGTGTTGTAGATAATCCTGAACTATTTGATATTGTGATTGAGCCAACACTATCGGAAAGCACTAAATTCGTCTTTTTTGAGAAGTACACATCCTATGACAACATAGAGAGATATAGACCATATGCTTCAACAAATTTTATAGTAACCAAAAATGAAACAGACATTAATCTAAATACTTCTACATACACCGATGGCCAGTTATTCTATTTCTACGACGCGGATGAGGATGTAATCAAATCTTATAGCACAACCACAAATACTTTATCTACGACCACAAATTATCTGGCCAGACGAGGCAGGAGTTCAATCAGTTTCCAATACAAGCATCATGCAGGACAAGAGACTCGAATTGATCCGAGTGTATCAAACATTGTTGATGTTTATTTGTTAGAAAGGACATATGACAATCTGTTCAGGATATGGTTACAGGATGGTGGTTCTAAACCAACACCATCCACGTCAGACCAATTGAGGATCAATTACTCGGGTGTGCTCAATCCCTTGAAATCACTTTCAGACCAGATCGTGTATCATCCGGTCAAGTACAAGAT